CAGCTATAACTGGTTCTAATTTTTCTGCTTCAGATTTTGACGACAAAAAATTTCAAATAACCTCTATTCCAACATCCACTACATTAACCGTTACAATGCCTTCTGCAGAAACAGGATCAGGTGCTAGCACTTCTGGAGGAATTAGAGTACAACATTATTATCCAGTTGGACCAGCAGTTGAAGTTGCAACAGCAGGTTGGGGTCTTGGATCATGGGGAGGTGTGCAACAGGGGCAATTTACATCTACACTATCTTCATCAATTAATTCTAGCCAAACAAGTTTTACTATGGCAAGCACTTCTTCTTTCCCTTCATCAGGAACAGTTTTAATTGATAATGAATTAATTACATATACAGGAAATACTCCTGGAACAACATTATCAGGTTTGACAAGAGGGGCTCTAGGTACAACAGCTGCATCTCATTCTAATGGTGCCGTGGTTACAGATGCCTCAAATTATTTTTCATGGAATGGTACAACTTCTGGGGATATTATAACAGCTCCAGGATTATGGTCTATTGATAACTTCGGTAATAAAATTATAGCAACTATTGCAGGTGCAGAGACATTTGAATGGGATTCAGATTTACTAACAGCAACAAACACCAGAGCAACAATATTAGCAAATGCTCCAACAGCATCAGCTTTTAGTTTAGTATCTACACCGGACAGACACTTAATATTTTTTGGAACAGAAACAACTATAGGTACACCTAGTACAAAAGATGAAATGTTTATAAGATTTTCAGACCAAGAAAATATTGACACAACAACATCCTATGCACCATCGGCTACTAACACAGCCGGCACACAGAGATTAGCGGATGGATCAAAAATTATAGGAGCAATTAGAGGTCGTGATGCAATATATGTTTGGACAGATACATCTTTATTTATTATGAGATTTGTCGGTGCACCTTTTACATTTTCATTTCAACAAGTAGGTACCAACTGTGGATTGATTGGTAAAAACGCAGCTGTCGAAGTTGATGGTGCCGCATACTGGATGTCAGAAAATGGTTTCTTTAGGTATACAGGTAAATTAGAATCACTACCTTGTTTAGTTGAAGATTTTGTTTACGACGATATTAATTTAATACCTAAACAACACATCAACGCTGGATTAAATAATTTGTTTGGTGAGGTGATGTGGTTCTATCCTAACTCTGGTTCAGGTATAGTTAATAAAATGGTTGCTTATAATTATTTAGATTCATCAAGAGAAAGACCCGTATGGACTAGTGGTACATTAGCTAGAACTGCGTGGCGAGATTCTGCTGTGTTTGGTAAACCTCATGCAACAGAATATAATGCAAGTGCTACAACAGCTACTACAGATGTAAACTATGTTTATGGAAACACAGATGGCACTTCAACATATTTTGAACATGAAACAGGTTTGGATCAAATTAAAGAAGGAGCAACAACAGCTATTGCTGCAAGTATTGAATCTGGAGATTTTGATATAGGTAACCAAGGTTTACAAGGAGATGGTGAGTTTGTAATGAAAATAAGAAGATTTGTACCAGATTTTTTATCTCAAACAGGTGATGCAGTGGTCACATTAAATTTAAGAAATTATTCTAATGATTCACAAGCAAGTTCTTCGCTTGGTCCATTTACTATTACATCATCAACAACAAAAGTTGACACTCGTGCAAGAGCAAGAGCTATATCTTTAAAAGTTGCTAATACAAGTACAGGACAGTTTTGGAAACTAGGTACCTTTAGATTAGACATACAACCGGATGGTAGAAGATAATGGCTAGAATTATACAATCATTAACACAACCAAACGATGAGTACGATCCACAGGTACAACAATCATTTGTAAGAGACGTTGAAGGTATTGTAAATAAATTAAACACTACCTATCAACAAGATTTAAAAGACGAATCAGAAGCAGAGGCGGTATTCTTTGGCTAATTCATTTGTAAATAAAAAAGTAGATTTAACTACAACTAATGTTACAACAGTTTATACTGTACCAACAGCTACAACTGCAGTTATAAAATCCATATTAATATCAGAAGACTCTGGTAATGCGGACACTGTAACTGTAACTATTACAGACACAGCTAGCGCTGTATTTAGTGTATTTAAAACAAAAGCAGTTGGAGCAAACGCAACAATAGAATTACTTACAGAACCCCTTGTTTTACAAGAAAGTGAAATACTAAAGGTGACTGCGGCAACAGCCAATAGACTACATGTTATACTATCTTCCTTAGAAATAAAACCAAGAGAAGTTACAACATAGTCTTGATTTATCTATTAAAAACAGATAGTAATATAAACTCAGGTACACTCCCTGCTTTAACCAATAGATAAAAATTATGATATCAAGATCAAATATGCGTAGACAATTACGAGCTAGTGGTGGTATTACAAATGCCAGACAAATGGCTGCCTTCGGCGGTATCATGGGTTCGGACGGAAGAAAACAATACGGTATTGGTAGTTGGTTAAAAGAAAAAATTAGAAAAATTATTCCAAATGAATTAGCAGATATTGCAGTTAAAGCTGCACCGTTTGTTGCACCATTTAATCCTGCTATTGCAGCAGGAATGGCTGGCTTAGGTAGTTTTGATAAAACAGGTAGAATAGGTTCTTCATTAAAAGCTGGAGCTATGAACTATGCTGGTGGCCAAGCTGCTAGATATTTAGGTGGGGCAGGTGTTCAAGGCAATCCTTTTTCTGCTGATGGCGGAGCGTTTAGAGGTGGACTAGAAGGAATTAAAGGAGGCTTTAGCTCGCCGCTAGGAACTGACACAGGTTTTAAATTAGGTACAGAAGGCACAGGGACAAATAATCCTTTATCTGACGGCAACGATGGTGCAAAAAAATTTGCAGAAGATCAAGGAAAAGGTTTTATGGAAAGAACAACAGATAAAATATTTGATAAAATTCCTTTTGGAAATAAATTAAATCAGGTAGTAAAAGAAAAATTATTAGTAGGTGGAGTAACATCAGCAGCTACATATCTTTATGAAAAATTTGTAGCAGATTATCCAGAACCAGAACCTGGTGAAGATATGGCAGCTTACATGGCAGAGAGAAGACAAAGAGTTGGAACACAAATGAGAACTTATATGGATAACTATCTTGCTTATGATCCACAATATTCAGCAATGAGTGATGCAGAAAAAGATGCTTTTGTTGAAAGAAACAATAAAAATATGGGCGGTCTTATGAGAACAGGTTATGCTAATGGTAGTGGTGGTATTACAATGGCAAATACTCTTGCACAAAACGTTGCACAAAACAGAGCTAACCAAACAGCAAGAGCTAATGAATTAGAAATGGCAAGATCAAGACTGCCGGGTTACCAAGCACCACAAAGAGCAATGGCACCAACACGAGCTCCTATGTTAACACCTGCAGATTTAAATCCACCAGAATTATATCAACCACCTGTGCAAAGAATACAACCAATACCAATGCAACCAGGAATACAACCAATGCCTATGCAACCAGCAAAACCAACTTATACTTATGTCCATGAAGAAGGTTATGAAGTAGATGGGCCGGGACCAAATATTGGAAGAATAGAAAATCCACCAGAAAATAATTCTTTTGCACCAGGTGGACCCGGAGCAATAATGCCTCCACAAATGACACCATTTGATCCTGGACAAATGCAACAAGCTGCAAATTGGCAGCCAGGACAACCGGCTCCCGAAGGATTTAAAGTAGAGGAAATGTTAGGTGACGAATTTTTAGTACCCGATGATTCACAATACGTGCCACCTACAGAAGCAGAATCAATGATGCCAACTCCAGAAGGAACTATGGGTCCTATAAGTCTTGATGACTTTGAATCTCAAAATTCAAATTCACCTACAGCAAGAATAATTCAACCAACTCTACCTGTAGAACCTATGACAGATCAAAATATTATGGAAGGTTATGCAAAATATAAAGAACAAAATCCAGAAATTGGAATGGGAGCAAGTATACAAGTTATAATTAATGGTAGACTACCAGATGGAACACCACTTCAATTTAATAACGGTGCACAAGCTGCTGCTTTTAATCAGTATTTAGAATCTATAGGACAACCACCTTTTGAAAGAACACAAAACCCTATAGAAAGTAAAGATGGTGGTGGTATTGCTAGTCCAAGAAAAATTACTAGTGGTGGCAGCGGACTAGCTAAACTAGCAGTTGGTGGCAGGGTTGGTCAAAACATGGGCGGCCTTATGAGATTAAATTATATGATAGGCGGAGAAGCTAAACAAATGGAAGCAGGCGCACCACCAATAATGTATTCAGGTAATATGGATCCTAATGCA